CGACGAAGAAATGAAACGTTGGGATAGTTTAGAACCCATGGATCCGGATTACATGATGTATAGTCCACATCCAGTTGGATATAATACTACAGCAGAGCAACGGTTCTTAATGCAAAATCTATTAGTAGGATTTTCCGGTGGCAGTTTGCTTGATATTGGTTGTGGTAGATGTGATTTATATAGCGTAGCACTCGAATTTGCTTCGTTAAACAATGACATTGTTGGTTATAATGCCATTGATCATAATCCTATAATGACGCAGTTAGGCGAAAAGAAATGGGGCTTAACAGATGTCATGGTAGGTTCATTTGAAACGGCTAAACTTCCAACAAGCGAATGGGTAGTTGCATCTGGAATCTTTACAGAACGAAGATGTGAAACAGAAAATGAAGATTTAATCAAATTAATAGATAATATTGATATTCTTTATAATGCAGCCACTCAGATCGTTTCATTTAATTTATTGAATCCAATAAATACCACACATCATCAAGGATTCTTTTATGTTCATCCTGGACTTATCCTTGATATGCTAATTGAAAAATATCGTTATGTTAATTTACGTAACAATTATTCACCCGATGTATATACAATAACAATTTACAAATATTAATTATGACACACAGCATTAACCAACCATGGGCAATTAGCGATAAATTCCGCGGACGATATGGTGACGTATGGGCAGATTTAGATTTTGTTTTTAATGACAAAATTTCTGCAGAAGTATTTAAAGAAGATCCAATGAATACAGAAATTGGATGTTTAGAAATTTTTAATCAACGAATCAAACTTCGTTATAAAGATTTAATTAGATTATCAAAATCAATGAATGAAATGTATGCGAAAGCTGTTTCAGAAAAACCTGCAAAGGATTATGCATTCAATGTAGAAATTAAATCATATGCTTTTTCATTGCGTAAACATGAAATTGGCAGATTAGCAGAAACAATTTCGGAGGCAGAGGCAGTTACGCTTCGTAGTTACGAATTAGGTTTATATTTATAATAAATAAATGGTAGGCCATATGAGTGCTACTTACATATATTATTATAAAGCTGATTCTAGTTGTGAGCCAATTGGAAGAGTAAATGCTGATGATGCAGATGATGCAATTGATCAAATAGCTATTATAAAACAATTGTCTCGAGATTCAATTGAATCAATATTCGTAATTGAACAAGTAAAGGGAGGTAGAGATGAAAACGATATTTGATGAAATTCACGTAGGATATCCGGAATTTGAATACTTTAATCAGTTACCTAAGCAAGACCAACTTCAATATTTTTTCGATGTTTATGAAGCACAATATTCAATTCAAAATGATGAAGGTTTAGTTCCGAACTTAAAATCATTTTTTGAATCAGTTCATTCTTCATTAGATAAAGAAGATACGGAATCAGATGCAGCTGCAATTGAGTCAGGAAATGTACAACGTGTTGATGTAACTATAGATGATGAAAACATAATGATTGAATCAAATAGTTTACGAGCAGTACGACACGTCACAAATAAATTCATTGAATCTGGATATATTATTCAACGTGACCCGGCAACGGAAAAGATGTTTAAAAAAGATAAAGTTACACGTTATATCCGAGTATTCCGAATTATTGATTTTATAACAGGTATATGTTTAAATTAATTGCATATGGCAAAAAAAGAACAAGTTCCAGAAAACATTCAAAAACAATTTAATAAAGTACAATTTAAGCCAGGGGAGATAGTATTCTTTACCTGGCTTGGTACTAAAAAGTATGGTTATGTTAAAGCAACTAAAGAAACTAATTGGGGTATTCAATATACGGTTGAAGCAAATGGTACTAAGTATCCATGTGGCATTCAAATCAAGGGGCATAAAACAACGTATACAACAGGATGCATCTATGCCGATGAAACTAGAGCATATGGAGCCGAAGAACTTGAGAGACGTTGCCAAACCGGACACAAAAGCACATATTCAGAAGTTATTAGAGAGTCCGGAAGGACAAAGGATGAAGGCAGCAGCGGTAATAGAAATGGCGGAAGCGTATCTGATAATACTAGCAGAAAGGCAAAGAAGCCCAAAGCTAACAATGTCGGAAAGAATGGTATTCTCGATGGCAATGATGGAGTGCGCACAGACAATACAAAGAAACGAACAAATTCTGAACTTGATTCAGCAATCCAACGTCAGCGAGACTTTTTAAATGGGTTTATTAAGAAATAAAGTTACAGCGTACGAGTACTTCTTCCAGCGCTGGAACTGAGTCTATTCCTATTAGCATAATTTCTAATTGCATTACCATGTTTTCTAGCAACATTTTTAGGCAATTCTGCTAAAAATGCTTCAGCACTAATTCCACCTCTTTTGAAACGTTTAAATGATTCTTTAAAGATATTACTTTGTATTTGTTCTAGAATTGCTGGGTTATTAAAAAGTGCATATATACGGTCTCTTTCAGATTTAGTTACACCACGTGGAATCTTAATCGCAGGAAAGCCTTTTTTACCACCTCCATAAAAATATATATTCAATTTGGCATTTGCTTGGTCATATGTCATACCATAAAATGCATCTGTCTTTGTCTTGCTATTTAAGTTAAAAATTGCTTTTGCTGCATCTCCGCCTGGTTCTTCTGGAACTGCTTTATAAAATTTTGCGAGGCTTTCAAAACTATTTAATTCTTTATTAAAAATTTTGCCGCCTTTGACTCTATTACCAGCTTTGACTTGTATGTTCATGCGACCGTTTAACCATGTTTTAAACTTTGCAATATTCTGCGGATTACTCATCCCGCGATATAGTCTCAACAATTGCGGTGTTGAAACTTTACTAAGATCTTCAGCACCAACTACACCATATTTTCGTGCTAAACGACTTAATAAGCCTCTAGCACCTTTGTATATACCGAAGGTAACTAAAGCTGATAATACTAAGCCACCCCAAAATATAGCATTATTTTCTTTAGCCCAATCCCAGAGTCCCGGATCATCGGTACCTTCATCTTTATTTTTAGATTTTCGTACCGGCTCTTTAACTAAACCAGTTTGTTCAAATAATGACATTTTAATTATTTTGTCTAACATGATAGATTCATTTTTCATAATTTATTTCTTTTATTTATAAACATTAGTTCCGGGGGTAGGATATAAATCCGGAGATGAACTTAATGAATACTCTACTCCGCGTTCATACTCACCTTTATCTAATCCTAAACGATAATACATATCATTCCACATATATTGAGCTGCCATTACTGGTCCAAATGATTTGATACCTCCTGCTAACATACGTCCGCCTAATTTTGATAAGTCAACTCCCCCTTTGGCAATTGTTTTAATAACTTTAGCGCCTTTTTGACCTATATTTTTAATTTTTGGAGGAGCTTTTTTTGCTAAACCTTGAAGATATTTGTTATATTCAGTTTTTACGTAATTTGATTTTTCGACTAGTTTTTTAATTATTTTAATTTCTAATGGATTCAATGCTTTCCAATTTTTAGAAGCAATCTTTTGTCCAATTCTAGCAAAAAATTCAGCAGTTAATGTTATTCCGGGTTTAACGCCGGGAATTTTGGAAATTAGTCGGCTGATCGGGCCAATGAATGGGAGCGCTGCCCATATCGTTGACATTCCAGCTTGATACCAATTTCCTTCTGTCCAATATCTTGCAGCATCAATTAACATGATTCCGCTAGCTACATATAAACCAACACCTGGTATAAATGAAACAAGAAGAGCTGCAGATTCAGCTTCTTCATGAACATCTAGACGATTATTTTCTGTCCATTTTCGCATCCGAGTTAAATGATTATTTATTTTTTCCATCCCACGTTTTACGCCGATATTGTTTAAATGATTTACTACGAGTTCAAACTGACGTAAAGGCTGAGAATAAGATATTATATTCTCCCCGGAAGTTACTTCTTGATTCCATGAAAATGTTGGATTGCGAAAATCCTCACCTATAACGCAATCTAATATATTTGTGCCAGATGTTATTTTATTTAAAATTTTATCTACAATCTGATATTGTTTAATATTTTTTATAGATAAAATCGATTTAACAACTAATGCAGAATTAGGTTTTAGGGATAGTAATGCTGGTCTAGACTTATTTAAGTTTTCTGCAATTTTATATTCAACTGGATACTTTTTTCTATACGTATCCAATTTAATTGACTGTTCTTGTAATTGAAGCGGAAGTAACGCTTTTAGTTTTATTGGTTCCATATTAATAAATATCTTTCAATCATTTTTGTATCATAACATATTTTATATATGGTTCTGATAAACGCGTTATCTGTTTAACATTCCAATTATTCATTTGTCGCATCCCGTTGTCATCTCGTTTAATTTGATCAAATGTATCCGGCTTTTCTAAATCTGCAGGATTTAACCAATAATTACACGTAAGTTCGTCATCGGGGTGTATGTCTTGCACGGATTCAATAAACCGTTTATTGTTCTTTGATATCATAACACAATTCGGTGTTTCAGAGTGATTGATGTAATATCCTAAATCAGTATGTGCATAACGATCAAATGACGGAGAATGCAAATGAGCCAAACCTTGTTGTCCTTTTGGTATCATTTTAAGTGCAATTACTCCTTTGCCGCTGATAGAACTAGGTTTGATGCAACATGCATCATTAATATGATATGAGTCTTGAATTAGATTTTTTAATTTTATTGGCATCTTTTAATATAAATATTGGCTAAAAAAATTAATAATTGGTTGGAATCGATTGATTTATTTCTTATTATAATAGTATAATTAATTAGTTAAACATTTAAAAAATAAGAGTTATGAAAAAGTTATTTGTTTTTATCGCAGTTTTTGTTTCAAGTGTTTCATTTTCACAAAGAATCGATATTCATGTTACTAAAGGGTTTTTTACCGAAACATTAATGAATAGTAATACTATTACTCATTCAGAGTATAAAGATTTGAATTCATTTTATTATTTAGATTTAAACGATAATATTCTAGAATATAAATGTCCTACATATAATCTAAATTTAACTAGAAAAATAATAAGTAAAACATTTAAGCAAGGAATTTATACTATAACGTATGAAGATGATGATCTGCATATACCTAATGTAACATACATTTCAACACTAAAGATTGATACTAATACTAATTCAATTGTGTGGATTAACCCAATGGAATCGGATTCTATTATATTGAAATGTTTCTTTAAAGAATTTGAAATGAAAATCAAAGAGAAATCTTAGTATATCTAATTTTTTATAGTAAAAATAGCCCTATAATCTATAGGGCTATTCTAGTTTTTTATTTGATCTTATTTAGGGCCTGCACTAGGTGTGCCAACTTTACCACGATTATTAATAACTGTAGTATGATTTATAGTAACTGACCAAGGAACTTCGATAACAGTTTGACCTGTAGGGTTATTTTTTGTAAATGTTGCAATTTTTTCCGCTTTTTGTGCCGGAGTGTATGTTGTATTTGCATTTATCTTTGCTGTAAAATCTTTTAAAGAAGTTCCTGGTGCTGTAAATTTTCCGTTGATTCTAACTTGACCGCCTTGTTTCGCAAATTTAGATGTTAGAGCAGATAGAACATCCTCTTGCGTCCGTAATGCACCGCCATATGCTCTACATGTAACTAAAATATCCGTATTAAGTCCCGTTTTCCCGGTTGCTTCTATTGGAAACTTAGTAGTTATTACTTTCATCCAATCACCTCCGCCAGAAACTCTACCTGGATTAGTTATTGTAGCGCCCGTTACAATTGTTTTAATCTTTGTCCAATCTGTTGCTGCGCCATCTCTTGTAATTGGTGTATAAGGCTTAACATATAACAAATCCTGTGGATTAACATATAAAGAGATACCTTCAGTGTATGAATGAAACATGTTTGTATCGTTATATCCTTCCGGGCCATAAAGACGATAATATTTACCACCTATGTAATAATCGCCATTTTGCTGATCATAAGGTTGTAACGTATATTCAAGTCCATATTTTCCTGATTTTGCTCCATAAAAATTTGCACGAGATGTTTGCATCTCAATAGGTCTATCATATATAGTAGCAATTACGTTTTCTTCTGTTATTAATGTTTTTACTGAATTATGATCAGCTTCAGATAAATTCTTTACTCCGAAACGAAGTAGATTTTCTGCTAAAATGTTTTTCATATAGATTCCTTTAAGATTTCTTTTATATAAATATATCCAATAAAAAAAAAATAAAAGTTTACAACGTGGTTGGATCTTATTGAATAATTTCTTATATTATAAAGTATAAAAAGAGAGTTTATGAAAAAGTTAGTTGTTATCTTTGTATCCGTTACATTTAATTTTACAGCACAAAAACAATATCAAACGGCATATGATAATTTAGATTCAATTGAATTTTATTTTGTACAAGCATTAGATGCTTATCGTAAACAAACATATCCTAGGATTCCTGCACTAATTATTAGTGACACTTTAAGTAAAGCAGCTGATCATCATACGCGCTATTTACTTAATATGCTACCAAAAGATGAAATGACGGGCATCATTGGACATGGAGAAAAACAAGAATCATTTGGATTAACATATCATGGATTTGATACAATGATTGATGATCCAGGCGATCGAGCTAGTTATTATGATCCATTAAATTTATTTAGTATATATGGTGAAGTTGTTCACACTCGCGGTACTTATGAAGATGTTTTTAAATTCATAAGTCAAAAGAAAATGGCAGAACAATTGCTGCAATCGTTTCTAAAAAGTTCGGGCCATAAAGAAATATTAGATATCACTGCATATACGCATATAGGTATTAGTGTGGTTAGAAGTAAAGTACAAACAAAATTATATATTTGCGTATTACCAGGTGTGTTAGAATCTAGTAAATATCTTAAACCCGGATCAATTTTTCCGTTTTATTATGGAAATAAATTGCAAGATATTACTCAATAATAATGTTATGGTTTATTACCAATTGATTTTTGCCATTTGTTAGCTCGTACTTTAGATAAAGGGCCTTTAAATCTTTGTGGAGCATCTAAACGTCGTTTTATAATTTCGCCATCATCTTTATCATGAGTTAATCGAAGAGCTAGATTCTGTAGCAATGTTTTAATTGGCTGAACTCGTACATCTTGTGCTTTCTCAACTCCACCCCATGCAAACCCAGCATCTATAGTAAGTTTAGTTTTCTTTCTACCAACATAAATCATTGTGACGCCTAAAACTTTAAAAGATCCTTTATTAGCAAATTTTGCCTGTTTTGTATACTCATAATCTATACTACCACCTATGCTTATTTCAAATTCTGCATATTGTCCTGGATTTGGATATTTAGCTGGATCATCTTTCTTTTCTGGGTCAGTTTTTCCTTCAGTATCAGTAATCCTAATTTCTTTACTAATATCATATTGATCTAAATTAACAATCAACCATGGTATTTGTTTCAACTCTGCAATAATTGCATTAGTTAAAGCTAAATTACGTTTTTCTGCTAATCGTTTATTTTTGCCAGACGGGCCTGAATTATCAACTGATGCAAAATCTTTTACTTCATTTCCTGCGTTATCATGAGAAAAATCTACTGGCTTTCCCCATTTATTACTAGCTGATGAAATTACATTCAAGGCATTAATTTTAAATTTACCACCTCGATTAATAATATCGCCACCTGATTCGGATACCGATTTTGTTTTTCCGCCTGGTAACGTTATATTAACAGTAAATTGCGTTTTCGTAATTTGATTAACTATTGAATTTATCATTTTTGATGCTTCAGCTGGAGTAAATAAAGAAATCCCGGTAGGAAACACTTTTGTATTTCTAGGCGTTGTTAATGTTATAGGTTGTACGTATGATTGTCCTTCTTCTTTGCCGGTCTGAATTTGTTTAAATGCTATATCGATATATGGTAACATTGTTGAAAGTGGAGCTTTATTATTTAATTTTGGATTTATAGTACCATCAATTAATTCAATACCATAAGCTTGGTTTGCCATAATGGTTTGTCCACTGCAATTGGCTTTGTTGATACCTAATAGAGTCATATCAAGTGCTTCAGCTGCTTGTTTTAATTCCTCCGGAGTTGATTTTCTTTCTGATTCTATTTTAAAAGCAATGTCTAAATTTGGTTGATCTTCTGCTATAAATCTCCAGCGTTGTGATTTTTTAAAAAACTTTTTAAGATCTCGATTAGCTTTTCTTTCTAAATTTGCAATTGGTTCTTTAGTTAAAAGAGTTGTTAATGCATCTAAAAATCCTTGTGCTAACATGTTTCTTGTCTCTGCAGGTATTTTTTTATAACCTGCACTATCCGATAAATCCTTATTCATTTTTGAAAGAATATCACCGACGGTTTTTAAGTCTACATCTTTTTCTCGTGTCAAATGATAACTAACACCCCCCATGAATCCGCCTCTTTGAACGCCGGCTATTCTATTATGAGTACCTTTTTTTCGTACGCCAAAACCACCCTGTTTGGTTACAACACCATCATCATTTGGATCAAATTCTAATAATTTATTTTTTTGTTCTTCGGATAAATTTTTAGTTCCGAAACGAATTAAGTTTTCTTTAAGTATGCGTTTTAAGTCCATATGGGTCCTACAATGTATTTACTAATAAATATTGATTGAAAAAAAATTACCAATTAATTTTGGAATATGAAATGTTTTTCTTATATTATAGTATAATTAACCAGTTAAATATTTACATTATGAAAAAGTTAATCACATCTTCCGTTGTATTTCTTTTTGCATTCAATGCATTTTCTCAAAAGATTACATTTCAATTAAAAGAAAAACGTATTCATTATACAGATTTAGCCGGTAAGGATGTTGATTTTGCTGATGTAACTGAGCCTACTAATAGCATATTAATATTCAATCTTAAAGACAGTACAATGACTCTTCAAAAAAATGGAGAAACAAGCATCACAAAACTTTCGAAGATTACAAAGAAAGGATATCAATACTTTTTTGAATCTACGGGAAATTATGCACTCGATCCAGATAGAATCGTAATTACAAGTTATATGATTGATTGCAAAAAACAAGTTGGTATCGAATCATACGCTAGTTTTTGCATGAAAAATATGATGCATGTAACAGATTTTAAAGGAAATGTATCAATTCGTTAAAGTTGCTTAACTAATGCATCCATTTTCATGGCAGCATCTTTTGCAGCTTGTTGTTTCAATAAAGCTTCGACATCTGTTGTAATTATTGTACGATTATAATTAGCTAGTTTAGTTATTGCATTATTAATAGCAGTCGACATATCTTTATCAAAAGTCCCGCCTTGTTGATATTTAAGCCCCGTGCCACCCATGCCTGGAGCTAAATATACCATGTATTCAGAATCAGCTGGGCTATATTGAAGATTCATTCTTACTGAAGCATTTCCAACTTTCATGTTTTGCATTACAGATAATGCTGTTCGAATTCCACCATTAGCTTGTCCTTTTAATCCTCCGGCTAATTTAGCTTTCAATGATTGAATATAAGTCGGATATGTTGCTTTAGGATTCTTTGAATTTTTCATTGGAACGTTCCATGGACTATTTGGTACTTTAGCTTGGGCATCTAATGTTTCATTTAGTGCAGTTAAAAAAGATTTATCCAAACCAACCATGATAGTTGAATCTCTTCCAGCTGTAGTAATACTTCCATTAGCATCAAATGCTTTTGAAGCTGCATCCGTTCCTGCTTTCCAAGTTAATGGTCCGTTAGCTATGTCATCATTAATAGTCCATTGTCCTACGAGCGAACCATTACTAGTTAATGACAATGTTTTATCTTTTATAGAAAATGTTACAGTTCCAATTGTAGTACTATTAATTTGTGTTTTATACGACCCAGCTGGGGAAACTTTCATTGCTTCTGTTAAACGTTTAATAGTTGACTCAGATAAATTCTTTACTCCAAATCTAAGCAAGTTTTCAGCTAGAATATTTTTCATATGATCCTTAATGGTTTCTTTTCTTTCATATAAATATATCCAATAAAAAAAAATAAAAATTTTGAAATGTGAAATCATTTTCTTATATTATAAAAAAAATCCTATGATTCGTTATGGTTATTGCTGTATTAATACACAGCTTTCTAACGCTGGTATCCGTACCGGTCGTGCAATGATTGACCGCAAGTTTAAGATTGGCGGTTTGCAACTTGCTTCCGACATTGCACTTGCCAATGCTCGTGATTTACTTACTATTCTGCAATGGAACGAGCAACATGGTATTCGTCTATTCCGTATTGGCTCCGAGATATTTCCTCGTTGGAATCATTATGCATTACGTGACTTACCCGGCATTGATGAAATTACTCATCATCTTCGCGTAGCAGGTGACTATGCACGTGCTCATGGCCATCGTCTTACGACACACCCTGGTCCATTTCATATCCTAGGTAGTCCCGATGATGTAGTTGTTGACAATTCTATTATTGGTCTTGAACGACATTCTGAGATGTTTGACCTTATGGGCTTTGCACCTAGCTTTGACAATCTTATCAATATTCATATAGGTGCTACTTACAATGATAAGCCTGGCACGGTTGCACGTTGGTTGTTTAACTATAATCGTTTATCAGATTCGTGTCGTGCACGTTTAGTTGTTGAGAATGATGACAAGGCTTCTATGTATTCAGTGCGCGAGCTGTATGAGTATTTGCATGTTCCGACACGTATTCCTATTACATTTGACTATTGGCATCATACTTTCAATACCGGTGACATCAGCGAACGTGAAGCATTTTTCATGGCGCGTGACACTTGGGCTATTCATGGTGCCACGCAATGTACTCATTACAGTGAGTCGCGTCGACGCGAGAATCAACTTCTTATTGAGCGTATGTTTGAGCATCATGGTATTTCTTTAGACACTATTGAGCAATGGCCGACATTCCACAAACAATACAAGGAGTTTACCAAGATCAAAGAGCAAGCTCATGCCGACTTCATTACGCAGCTTCCGAATACATATGATGTTGATGCATTAGATATCGAGGTTGAGGCCAAGGCTAAGGAGTTAGCTTTATCGCATCTTAACGTTACATGTTGTCAAGAAAATAATATACCACTGATTTTAGATTAAATATATTTATATATAATAATAGTAATAATATAATAAAAGGAAGTTATGCCAAAACCATTAAATTACCAAGCTGCAATTTTAAGTGATTTAGAAGATGCTAGAGAAGTTATTCGCCTATTAGGCAGATCAATTACAGAAAATATGATTGACAAACAATCGACACTAGATAACTTAGCACGAGCAATAAAAAAAATTGATTCAGCAAAACATCTTGTTAATCATCCAAATGCAGTGTAAATGAAATCATCTAAATCTTCACAACCACCAAAAGGTTACAAAAAAATGCAATGTAAATATTGCACTGAAATATGTCAACGTGTCGATGAAAAGGCAACGGCTATAACATGTTCAGAATGTGTATCAAAACTAGTCGCGGGCCAAGTTTTGGAAATACGTAAATAAATCATTATAATAAGTTATGTTAGAAGCAGAAAAAATCAAATCAAATTGGGAACGCTATCGAGGATTAGTTAATCAATTCTTTCCTACGCGTAAAGATGCATTAAATAAGATGTATGATGATTTCGAAGATCGAATGGCGTTAATGCCAGCATCTTCCATGGAACATTTTCATAATGCGTTTGCTGGAGGTTATGTAGACCATGTACTTCGTGTAATGGATTGTGCATTAACTTTGCATAATACATGGACAGTCTGTGGTGCTGATATGTCTGGTTATACCGAAGAAGAATTATTGTTTGCTGCAATGCATCATGATTTAGGTAAAGCAGGATTTCCAGGTGATGGCAATGAAGTATATCAAGTAGAAACTTCGGATTGGCATCGTAAGAACCAAGGTAAAATGTATAAATCAAATGCAAATATTCCATTCACAATGGTACCAGATTTATCAATTTGGTTGTTGCAAGAATATGGTGTTAAAATGTCTTGGAATGAGTATCAAGCAATTAAGATTCATGATGGAATGTATGATGAGGCAAATAAACCGTATTTCGTTGCTAGATCACCTCAAGCTAAAATGAAAACAAATTTGCCAATACTTTTGCATCATGCAGATCATATGGCGTCTACCATTGAATATGAACGTTGGAGAAATGGTAAAACATCAGCTCCGGCTCCAGTTGCAGAAAAAAGCAAAACACAAAAAAGCAATGGATTGAAAAATTTAGCAGAAAATAATCCTGCCGTTGAACAATCTTTGAACGATATTTTTAAAGCATTTAGCGAGGAATAACATGACACTATTTTTTTCAATAACAACAATCATATTCTTGACAGGTACATCGTATTTTGCAAGACGTGCATTTGTATTAGCTGGATTGCTAGCAGATGAACAAGAATATATGGAACAATTAGAAGTTACAAATGCTTACATGTATTCAAAAATTACAGAAGCTTATAATTCAATGAAACAAATTGACCGCCTAGGTGCATTTGAAGAAGATGATGAAGCAGGTACAACGTTTGCATTGTTAAAACAAACTATAGAAGAACTTAAAGAAACATTTGAAGATGGCCAGGAAGAAGAAAAGTAATAATTATTTTACAAAGATAACTGATATGGCAATCTCTGCTTATAATCAGTCTCCGGAAAATGAAGCATTTCGTGAAAAAGTTTATCGCAGATTTATTTATCCTGCATTTCTAAAACTTTCGGAAAACATTATCAATAAAATTAAACCGGATTATATTGATTCGTCATTTGAAGACTTACAAACAGACTTAGTAACCTTTCTAACAGCACGTTTAAACAAGTTTAATCCTAATGCGGGTAAAGCATATTCTTATTATACTAGAACTGCATTAAATTATATTATAGCAGAAAATCAAAAAGGATACGCAAAAGTAAAAGCAGATACTTTAGAAATTGATATTGATGAACGTCGCAATGTTATAACAGAAATACACAATGCAGAAATGCGAGAAACGTTAGAATATTTCATGGATGCATACATTGAATATTGTTATGACAATTTAAACTATATTTTTACAAATCCAACTGATATTCATGTTGCAGATTCAGTTTTACATA